ATAGTAAAAGGGCACAAATTGAGAAATAGAAAAAACGCCAAGAAGAAGAAGGTTATAGACGGTACAAAAGATCTAAACCCACCAGCAATAGGAAGCGTTTACAGAAATAGATTAAAGCCCAGAACAGAAAATCAAAAAGAAAACATTAGAACAGCAGCTGAGAATGTTATTACTTTTTGCCAGGGTGTTGCCGGAAGTGGTAAAACCCACATTGCTATTGGAATGGCCCTAGAATATTTATTAGATGAGAAAATCAAAAAGATTATTATCACTAGACCAGTAGTAGAATCTGGAGAAAAAATAGGATATTTACCAGGAACGGCAGAAGAAAAAATACATCCGTATCTTTTACCTTTATTAGACGAAGTAAACCACTTCATCCCGACTGCCCAATATGTTAGTCTAAAAACTAATAATAAGATAGAAATAGTACCACTAGGCTTAATGAGAGGCCGTAATTTTCACAATGCTTTTATCGTTGCGGATGAGTGTCAAAATGCTTCTTATGATCAACTTAAGATGTTATTAACTAGAATTGGCAATAACAGTAAAATGATTCTTACGGGAGACGTTAGTCAATCTGACCTACATAGACATATGCAGGGCGGTTTTTATGATATGATTAGCGCTCTGACTGGTGTTGAGGGTATAGGTGTTTCTAGATTAGATAGTTCAGATATTGTTAGACATCCGATTATAGGAAAAATAATAGGACGTTTGGATAGTTACGAAAATGAAAGTTCAAAATAGTAGATGTCTTGTACTAAATGCTGATTATACGCCACTAGGAATTATAGGTTGGCAGAGAGCATTGGTGTGGTCTGTTCAGTATGAACAGAATTCATCTATGTCTATCGAGATTGTTGACTTTTACAAAGACGATTGGATAGTAGGAACAAATAATAAAAAATACCCAATCCCAGCAGTAGTAAAAACTAACAAATACTTTAGGTTGCATAATCAGTCTGTAAATTTTTCTCGCAAAAATCTTTTTATTAGAGATGATTACACATGTCAATATTGTCATCAGAAAAAAGAAATCAATAAATTAACTTACGATCATGTTATTCCTAAATCTAAATGGCAAAATAAAAATACTAGCCCAACATGCTGGACTAATATTGTAACGGCCTGTGTTGAGTGTAACAGGAAAAAGGCAAATAGAACCCCAACTCAAGCTAATATGGCACTCAAAACTTTGCCGCACCAGCCCTCCAAAAATTTTAAGTACTTGCCTGTGGTCGGACTACTGTTTAATATAAGATCGGATATCCCCAATGAATGGCAACCGTTTTTACCAGAAGCATACTTTTATAACTAGGATTCGTTAAGATGAAATCAGGATCTTTTCACATAAGTCCCAGTGCAGAACAAAAAGAATATAATACAAAATACTACGGACTAATAGATAAGCACGACTTTTTAGACGATCAGGGAGATCCTAGAATAACAGAAGAAAATGATGAAAAAATTATGGCTAAGGCAATCCCAAATAAGCCATCTAAACATATGACAAATACTAAAATGCAATATAGATTCTACATTAGGACTGAACAAAATAATGCTATTTATAATCCCGTACCGATAGAATCATTAGTCAAGGATAAGAAACCTTTCCAGTTCATTAATAATGTGTGTAAAAATAATATGACTTTTAAAGAAGTCTCTCAGTCCGTATTTGATAAGTATCTAACTTTCTTAAAAACAAAAAATGCCCGATGGCTAAATGCAGCACAAAGAGAATTAAAATAAAATGCCAACATACTCGTACTCCTGCAATAAGTGCCATAGTTCTTTTGAGTTGTTTTTTTATATCAAAGATTATACTGAACGACCAAAGTGTCCGTCATGTAATTCTAAACATACAAATAGGTGTTATGCTGAAGACGTTGCAACAATAAACGCTTCTGTAAAAAAAGCAGACAGCGAACTTAGTAGCCTAGGAGATTTGGCAAATAGGAATAGAGACAGAATGAGTGACGATCACAAACAATTTTTATTCCAAAAACACAACGAATATAGGGAAGATGCATCTAGTACTGATCTTCCAACAGGCATGTCGAGAATGAAGAAACAACCCAAGATAAAATGGACAGACAATGGAAAAACAACCACTAACAGACGAAGAACTAGATAAACTAAAAAGTCTTTTATCAGAAGACTCGTATAATTTCTATGAGAGACAATTCAAAAATCAGTTAGATTTGTTTCCAGAACAAACTAAGCTGATAGATTGTCCTTTAGAGCTAACGTTAAATTTAAGCATTAATGTATTAGAGCAAGACGAAGAAGGGAAAAACATAGGCTCAGCAGGACTGAGCAATTATACCTATCATATACCGGTGCCCTCTGGAGAAGATCACCAAAAATATATAGATACTTTTATATCTCATTTTGAAAAAGCAATAGTAACAGCATCAGAACAAACAGAAGAAATATTAACACAAGAAAAGAACGAAACCAATGGATAGCTTTATATTCCAACAAAAACAAAGAGAAAATACCGATTCGATAAATGAATTCTATACCCTAAAAGGTATGGAAGATTCAATGGACTCTAAACAAAACTGTAGACTAAACGAAGAAAAACCAAACAAGGTATTCGCCAAAAAGATATATCGTGCCGACAACACGCATAGATTTTATGTTAGAGTTAGCAACAACGGTAAGCTCTATAATCCAATATCTATCTACGGAGAAGAGAAAATCAATACATTTTTAGATAGAGTATGCAAAGATAGTGTAAAGTTCAAAGAAGTAAATGAAAAAACCTTTGATCTGTATATTGGTTTTTTAAACACTAAGAATATCGCATGGCTCAACAACGCCGAAAGAGAGGTTTCATAATGTCTACTAAAATTACTAAAATACAAAAATATGCAATGTTGTGGTTACATAGTCAAGGACAAGAGTCTGAATCTATAGCAAAAGAACTAAATATAGAACTCAAGTCGGTTAATCACACTTTAGAAAAAGCCACCAATACTAAGGGTTCAGATAAGATCCAGACTACTTCAGAGGTAGTAGGTAAGTCTTCTTCAAAAGACCTAATGATCAGACACACGTCATCAAAGAAAAATAATAGCGTAGCTATTATGACTAAAGAAGCATCAGAAGTGAATGATCATGCACGACCAGCTAATACAGCTAATCCCAGAAATCAAAAACATATCTTTAGACCAAATGGGTGAACATGAGCAATAAGTACCCTTCGAAATACTCGAACGGTAAGCTCGTATCTGCTGCTCAATATATTACAGAGATAATATGCGAGAACAAAGCCAAGCTTACTGGTCAAGATTTACATTATAGGTTTTGGGCAAATAAAACATGGTCAGCATATTACAGGAATCAAATAGGCACCGCCAACAAGCTTCTGGAAAAGTATTCTGAAACAGCAATCGTTAGAGCTTTGAATACCAAGGAAGCTTCAAAAATTTATTCCTTACGCGCTCCTCATCTGAACCCTATTATAGAACAACAGGAGAAAATACTAGAATCTCAGAATAAGTCATTAACTCTTGAGTTTGATAGAAAAGAAGACAAGACTTATAAAACTAGCGATAATATTAAAAAGGGCATACTTTCTAAATTAAAGGATCTAGATGATGGCGCTTAAAGAAGATGTTAAAAAGAATTTTGGAGATAATGTAATGCTAACGGCAAATGCCGTTATTGATAAGTCCTTAATTACCATCCCAGTTAGTCCGGCATTAGACGTTGTACTAAATGGCGGCATCCCAGAAGGATCTTTTGTTATTTTTACAGGACAACCCAAATGTGGAAAAACAACAACCTCCTTAGACTTCTGTGCAACTGCACAAAAGAAAGAGTATGCTCACGGATCATTCAAAGAAGGTAGAGAAGTTTACTATCTCAATATAGAAGGCCGTTTAAAGAAAAGAGACTTAGAAGGAATACCCGGATTAAATCTAGAAAAATTCAACATTATTGGATCTCAAGAAGGTAAAATTTTACACGCAGAAGAATATCTTCAAATTGGCGAAAGAATTATTAATGAAATTCCGGGATCGGTGGTTATCATCGATTCGTACTCTGCTCTATGTACAGAAGCTGAAATTACTAGCGATATGGATAAGATGCAAAGAGCAGACGGAGCTAAGTTATTGGCTAAGTTTTGCAGGAAAGTCTCAAATGTTATTCCCGTAAATAGGAATGTAGTTATAGGCATTACTCACCAAATGGGTAATCCGGGAATGGGTCATAGTGAGTGGAAAGAAAAGAGTGGACAAGCTATCGCCTATCAAACAGACATTAAAATTAAAGCTAACTATTTTAGTCCTTGGAACTTAAGTACTGATAGTCCTCAGATTGGTCAAGAAGTACATTGGCAAGTTATGTGTTCTGCTCTAGGTGCTCCTGGTGGTAAAATCACAAGCTATCTTAGATATGGTCAGGGAATTGATAAGCAGATGGAATTACTGACACTTGCTGTAGATTTGGGTCTTGTGTCAAAGGGTGGCGCATGGTATACTATGTCATCTGTCGAGGACAAGCCCAAATTTCAAGGTCTTGAGAAAACAAGACAGTATTTGGTTGATCATCCCGAAGTTTATGATGATTTATGGACAAAGGTCAAGGACACTATGGGAATCAAATGCAAGTAAAAGATCTAGACGGGAATTCTTGTAATTGGCAGCTAATTGGTAATATTGCACATGGATCGGTTCAAAATAAATCTAGTCTGCATTTACAGGCCAGGGAATTAATCCATACATGTTTTCCTACCTTACAAGTTTTGGAAGAAATACCAGTTAATATCAGAAGATCAGAAACTCTTTATTTAGACTTTTATTTGCCGCTAATTAAAAAATGCATAGAGGTTCATGGTGAACAACATTATAAGTTTAGTAGGTTTTTTCATAATAGTCCACTAGGATTTATCAGGCACAAGAAAAGAGATCAAGAGAAGAAAGATTGGTG